TGTCGCACCCAAAGGAACCATACCCGCTTCGGTAACGAAGAACGTGCCTTGTGGTGTAGTGACCATTGGTAGGTCTGCTTCGGGTGCGTCTAGTAGCGGCAAGCCTTCAATGCTGCGCTGTTCGTTTAAGGTAATACCGCCGTTGCGGCGTTTGATGTCTGCTTCACGTGCGAGGGCTTCGCCGTCGTTGCGCTCTGACGGCATAAAGCGAAACTCTAGTTCGCGTGGCATACCGAGGAACACGTATGACAGTTGGCTAATCATATGGCCTACCCAGTTCATCAAAGGTAGTAGGCCGATAACTTCTGAGGACTCTGCTTCGCCTTGCTGAACGCCTGAGCCGCCTAAGCCTGACTTGCCGTTCATACCAATCTCTGACGGCTGAACACCGAAGTGGCCGCAGATAGCGGTTACGAGGTAGTCGTCTAGAGTGTCTTTGAACTTTTCGCCGTAGCCTTCAGGGAAGACCGGGCTTAGACCTTCCGGAATGACGGTGGCTTGTTTACGTTGTGCGGTTTGGCCGGAGAGGAAGTCGTTCAAAACGTTCTCGTAAGCCTTCAACTGGTCTGGTGTGAATACGCCGTTTGCTAGTAGCAGCATTTCGGGGATAACGCCGTCAGTATATTCGGCGCGTATCCATTGTTGGCGGCGTAGGTAAATGTCAGCCAAAGGTAGTGAGCGCTCTACCGGGCCGTAACCGTAGACGGTAGTGGTGCGGCGGTTGCGAACAAGGTACGCCAGTTCGTCTTGGGTGAACTCGCCATCGGCTTCTACTTCTTCTTGTGGTGCGCTGAACTCTGAGCGTGGGAAGCCGTAAAGGATTTGTTGGAACGCCGGCCATGGTGAAGCCGGGCGCATACCGCGGTCGTCAATCAAAGGTTTGATAGTTGCGCCGTCAAGGATTTGTAAACCCTTCAAGTCGCCACCAACGCTCTTCTGAGGCCATACGGCCCAAGCGTCTAGAACGAGGATGTCCTCCAAAGCCATACTCAACCACTCGCTGAAGATGAGGCCGTTCTGAATGTCAGGTACTTTCCAGAACTGCTTGAGGCGGTTGATTTCGGGGCTGAACTCGGCTTTAGCCAACTCCATAGCGCGGTTGTATGAGCGCTCCCCGGTTTCGGCCATAACCTTTTCGGCAGCGTCAGACGATAGAACAATATCCCAGTCCAAACCGACGGCCTTGTTCTTGAGGACTTCTACGCACCGGCGGATAATGTCTATCTGGTCGGCGGCAGCGCGCAACGTTTTGAATGGGGTTAGACGCGTTTCGGTGACGTTGATGTTCTGTGCTACTTGGTACTCGTAGCGGCGCGGGTCAGGTCGGCCGTCTTCGCGTAGACGGTTGATAGCGCCCGGAACGATTGGGATACCCGGGGTAAACGGTACATTGCCTGAGAGCGGGTTGCGCGGTAGGCCGACTGAGTTGCCGAACTGGCTGATGGCCTGAGTCATTTGGGCCTGAGTGATTGGGGTTGCTTCCGGTGCGGCCTTAGTGATTTGGTCTGCTACTCGTTTAGCAAAGTTGTCTAGTATTCCCATGTGGTAATCCTATTCCGGTAGGGTGGCGCGGCAAGAGAAACAAACTTTTGCGGAAGGCGGAACCGGCATCCGGCAGGATGGGCAGAACTTGGCTAGAGCCGCTAACCCCATCATAGCCGACTGGCCGCTCATAAGTTCGTGTATAGCCCAAACCATCGCGTCCATACGGTCTGGTGAAGTGTTGGAGTCGGGTGTCCAGTTGGTGAGTTGGTCTTCTAACTCAGGGAACGTGCCGACCATGTGTAGGCGGTGTTGTTCGGAGAGTGCCGCGACTGGTTCGGCTCTGACGAGTTTGCCGCGGGTGGCGGTAACTTTTTTGAACGGTACGGTTGGGTCTACTTGGCGGAGTAGGAGTTCTATCATATCGCCGCCGTTGTTGGTTTCGCCTATGATACGGTCGGCTCCCCATTCGTGGTAGGCGTTTACGGCGGCCCTAGCCCAAGACTGTGGGGTTGCCCGGGTAGCGAGGTCTGCGAGGTTGTAGTAGTGGCCGTCGGGGCTGATACCGCATACGGCGATACCGGTCATATCGGAAGACTCTCCGCTGGTGACGGCCGGGTCAATAGCGACAACGATACGAGTGAGGGTTGGCGTTTCGGTGACGCGGCCTTGTTCTATCATTTCGCGTGTCCAGAGTGCGCCTTCTACGTCGTCAATGATTTCGCCGTAGAGTTCTTGTCGGCCTAACCGGGTGCCTTCATACCGGGCGCGCATTTCGTCTAGCGCTGACTGGGAGAGGTTGGCGGCGTTGTCGAACGTTGAGCCGCGGACTACTACTACGTCGTCGCGACTGGCGAGGCTTTTGATTGCGGGGGTAGGTCGCGGGGTGGTGGTGATGATAGTTTGCGGGTGGTCACCCAAACGGAGAGCAAACCGGTATTGGTCGAATGCTTCGTTGCTTTTGAATGACGCTAACTCGTCAAACCAACCGCCGTGGAACTGTGGGCCGCGTAGACGGTCTGGTTCTTCACCGGAGAAGATTTTGATACGGCTGCCGTTGGTGAGGATGATTTCACCGTTGGAGCGGTTGTAGTTCTCTAACACTCCGTACTGGCGGATGATACCTACAACGCCGGATACGCCTTCGGCACAAGTGTCACGTGCGTCACCGAACGTTGGGGCAACAATAGCCCAACGAGTGTTTGGGTTGCGGGTAGCGTTCCAAGCCAACCATTCTGCTGCTGTGCGGGTCTTACCCCAACCGCGGCCCGCAAGGACTAGCCACGTGTTCCAACTGTTGTCTTCAGTTGGTATCTGCTCCGGCCTCGCTTGTTGCCGCGTCCAGTTCACGCGCCGGGCTGCTATCAAGGATTGCGATAAGTCTGGCGACTTCGCTGTCAATGGAGTTAGCGTCATAGTTGGTTACTTCAGCCTTCACGTTCAGTTCTTTCGGTGCGTCTAACCCTAGTAGCCGGGCGCGACGGTCAATGATACGCAGTACCGAGTCTACTGCCCTGATTTCGCCGTTGATGGCTTTACCCCATACGCCGGCTTGTAACCGGTCTAGGCGGTCTAACTCCATATCGCGGAGTTCTTCTAGTTTGGGTCGGATAGTTCGTTCGGCTATGCGCTGGTAGGCGTTGTATGCGCCGCTAGCGGAAGCGTAACCGGTGCGCTCTGCTATGACGGCCCAAGTAACCCCGGCGCGGCGTAGTTCTAGGATTTTGGTTTCGCGTTCTAAGGTTTCGGGTTCGGGTGCGTTTTTACGGCTCATACGTTCACTCTATTCGTATAAATGGTTGGGTTATTCCCAGCCGGTGTTGGTGAAGGGTTCTACGGTGTTCCAGATTAGGCCGAGCATTTGTTGGGTTGTTAGGTGGCCGGGGATTTCGGTGGCGAAGTGGCGGTTGGCTAGGTTGTAGTGTTTGGTGGCGCGGCCGGCTACCCACGAGGGGTTTTGTTGTTTGGTTCCGTATTGTAGTGCGCGGGCTGCTCGGCGGTCTGAGGCGATTGCGGGGTTGGTGTTTAGGTAGAAGAGGTGTAGTTCGCCGGCTTGTTTGGCTGCTTCCATAAAGCGGTCTGTTGCTAGGCGGTCGCCTTCGCCTATGACTATGTCGGCGTAGGTGTTTTTTATCCACTCTTCAACTATGTTGATGACGGTGTAGCCGAGGGTGTCTGTTCCGGAGAAGGGTGGCTTGGTTGCTCCGAGTGAGATTACGAGTTTGCCGTCTTGGGTTGTGTATGACTCGTGTTTGAAGGGGTGGTGGTCTTCTTCTATGAGAGTCCAGTTTTGTTTGAGGGCTTCTACGAGGGTTGTTTTGCCTGAGCCGGGTGCGCCGATAATGTAAATGGTTTTCATTATGCGCCCATTGCCGGGAAGTGTGGGGTCATTGCTTGGCGGGTTGGTTTGCTTCCGACTATCCAAAGCATTGTGTCACCGTGGCCTTCCCACCATTCGGGGAATTGGTAGCGGTTTTGTTGTAGGTAGGTCATTACTTTGCCTTCGTAGGTTGGGTGGAAGTCTATGCCGTCGTGTTGGTAGGGCATTTTGTCGGTGTAGGCGGCGAATTTGGTTGTGTGTAGGTCGTAGTGTTCTAAGAGGATTGGGCCGGAGTGTTGGTGTTCGTGGGCTAGGTCTGGGTGTTGGTGGTATACGGAGGTGAATAGGTCGCGTATTTGTAGGCCGGTGTGTTGTTCGATTTGTTCTAGGCGGTTCCAAATCCAGTCAAGGCGGGTTGGGCCGATACCTATGAGGCTTATTCGTTCTAGGCCGGCTGGGCGGTGTTGTGCTATGCCGAGGAGGATACTGACGGTTGAGTTTGCTGACCCGCTTGGAATGATTAGGTGTTTGACTTCGGCGGGGATGTTGGCGGCTTGGGGTGCGCCGACGGCGTGGAAGTCGTAGATTTCTGAGGCGGGTGCGTTGTCGGGGGTGGTTATGCCGTAGCAAAGGCGGTAGTGGTTGGCGTATTCGGGTGTGTCTAAGAGTTTGGTTACGGCCCTTTGTATCATTGGGTTGAATGCGACCGGGGTGTAGATGAATTCGGCTCCTACGCGGGCGGCTATGGCTACGTTTTCGTGGCTGATGGCGCTGTGGGGTTTGGTAGCGCCTAATACGACGGTGATTGGTAGGCCGTAGTGTTCGGCTACGAGTGCGCCCATACTGATTTGGGGTGAGAGGACTGAAGCGCCGGTGATGATACCGGAGGCTTTGGTGGCGTAGTTGCTGGTGAGGTGGATTAGTTGGCGGAGTTTTGAGCCGTTGATACCGCCGTAGCCGAGGGGTGCGAACTTGTCTTCGCGTTTATACCAGCGGCCGTTGATGAGTTCTACGGGGGTTAGGGCTGACGTGTAGTCTTCCCATTTGATTTTGGTGCGGTCAATGCTTAGAGTCGGGAACACTTTATTTTGTCCTTAGTGGGAAGCCGCCGGCGCGGACTCGGTCGTTGAAGTCGTTAGCGTAGTGGGGGTAGTCGCGGTCTAACATAATTACTTGGCCGGTTTCGCGGTAGTGGTTTTGTTTGACTGGTACTACGCCCGGGTCGTGAGGGTTGTCTTCTAAGCGTAGGTAGTCGGGTAGGTAGCGTTTGCGCGCTTCCCAGAAGACGGTGAAGTCTTCGTCGGGCCATGCGGCTTCGGTGTCTTTTATGCGGTAGTAGAGCATATCGTTGTAGACGTTGGCGTAGCGGCGGTTGGGCCGGTGCCAAGACTTGTATGTACAAAGGGCTGACTCTAGCGTGAAGTAGGACACGTCGTATTCGTAGTCGGTTCCGGCGGCCCGGTCTTTCATTTCCCAGAGTAGGCTGGCGGCTTGGTTGGTGAGCGCGTGGATTAGGTCGCGCGGGTATACGCCGTCGAAGCCGGGGTTAGAGTCGTGCCATTCGTATTCGTCTAAGCCTAAGACTTTCACTAGGCCGTTACGGTGTGACTTGGAGCCTGACCGGTCTTCTAACATTAGGTCGTCGGCGTCGAAGTCTATGCCCATAATGCGGAGGTACTCGGAGTATGAGTAGGCGCTTAGTCGGCCAAAAGTAGGGATACTTGTAGCGGCTGCCCAAACGCCTTTGAAGCCGCGGGTGGCGGCGTTATCCCAGAACGTCTTTTGTGAGCCGCCTACGAGGCTCAGGTAGCCGATTACGGCATCTTCTAACGACTTCTTGTGGTAGCGGCGGTCAGTATCGAACGCTAAGTTGGCGTAGTTTGCTTTGTAGAACGCAATGAGGTCGGCGGCTTTGTCCGGTGTTGGGGCGATACGGTGAAGGGTCAGGCTAGTGAGCGGGTTTTGAGTGTTGCCGTTTAGGAACGCAAACCATAGCGCTTCTTCATCATTCCAGCCGTAGTGTTCTTTGAGGTGCGGCATAACGTAGTAGACGCAGCCCGGGTGAGCGCGATACTTCAGATGAAACTCGTAGAAGTCTAAAAAGACTTGACGGCGGTATTGGGGTTGGCGGTAGTCTATGGCCCGGTAGTCGGTCATTTCTTTTTACCGACCTGCGACTCCTCTTTGCCGGCTACGACGTTGGCCATGTGTGTTTCGCGTTCGGTTCGTTCTACTTGGCCGCGGGCTGTTTCGGCCGCATAGGTGAAGCAGTCTTTCATACCGCGTAGAGCGTAGTAGACGATTGAGTAGCGGTAGGCGTTTGGTTCGCGCGCTTCCATAGGCGTTACACCGTGGACATACTTGTAGCCGGGGAAGAACAACACCCAACCGTCGCGGCAGGCAACGATAGCGTCGTACTCTACGAAGTTGAGGTAGCCGCCGTTCATTCCTTTACGAATGACTGGCATAGCCGACCATGTTTCAAAGTTGAAGCCGTCGCGGTGGTAGGGCAACTGTGAAGACTTGTTGATTACGCCGCTAGTCCAAAGTGCGTCGTCGGTCATACGCCACTCTTTGTCAATACCGCTGTTCTCCATAACGTTGGTGTCGTTAGCGAACTGCTCCGGTGCGAACTCTTTATACATTTGAGCAAACTTATCGGCAAACGCTACTACGACAGAGTGTTCGGCCGGCTGCTCTGACGCTAGGCGGGTAGGTCGGCAAGAGTTACGCGACTGGATTACCTTACGCGGGGCCATACCAAAGGTTCGTGACTCGTTGCTGAAGCCCATTTGCGCCCGGCGGGTAGCCGAGTATTTGATGTTGAGGACTGACCGGCGGAGTAGCGCTACTTCTTCTTCCATTGGGAAGTAAGCGAGGAACGGTTCGTTGGTGTCGGCGTCTACGTAAATGCCCGCTTCGGTGACGTTGGCCTCCAGCGTTGGAACGACCGTACCGACTAGGCCGGTGGCTTCGTCGGAGGTCATTACGCGGCTTACTTTGAAGACTGGTAGGTCTGCGAGTTTCATTACTCTCCTCGGGGTGCTGACTCTTTGAAGTGCGCTTCCAAAAGGGTTAGAACCGCGTCAGCGTTAGTGGTGAGGTCGGCTTGTTTGCGGTATTCGTTTAGTTTGTCAATGACCCAAATGTAGGTGTCGTTTTGGTAGTCCAAAATAACCATACGAGTTGCGCGTTGGTTGTATCGTTCGGCCAACTCATTGACGGTAGGGATACGCTTTACGTTGTCGCCGTCGGCCGGGTCGTGGGTGGCGTAGGTTGCTTCGCGTAGGTTCGCTACGGCTTCCACGCTAATCTGCGGAACGTCGGCTTCTTCTAGTGAAGCCAAAAGGTCGTCAAACTGGTCGGCGGTGTAACCGGTGTGAGCCAAGTCTTCCAACTCTGAGAGTAGGTCGAATAGTTTTTCGTCGTCGTAGGTTCCGAGGTCGGCGGCCCGGTTGTCTACTGCGACAATACGAGCGGCGGTGTCTTCGTCTACGTCTACATAAGCGACGCTGATGTCAGTCCAACCGAGTTTTTTAGCCGCTTCAAAAGTGTGGTTGCCGGCTAGGATTTCGTTGGTTTTTTTATTGACGGTTATTGGCTTGTACTGGCCAAACGCGGCAAGGCTGTCAGCGATAACTTCGATGTTACCTTTGCGCGGGTTGTTGTGGTAGGTCTTGAGTGCCGAGAGGGCAACGGTTTTGACTTCCATTGGGAGCCTTCCTTAGTAGTTGGTATTAGAGTAGAACATTTTGAACGGTTCTGCTAGTCGGTAACGATTGCTAGAACGTCGCCTTCGGTTAGTAGCAGGTAGGTGTTGCCGTCGTGCTTTACTTCTACGCCGGCCCACTTGCCGAAGATGATACGGTCGCCAACGTTGAGGTCTAGGGCCATACGCTCCCCGGTCTGGCCGCGTGAACCCGGGCCGGCTGCTGCGACGATACCTTCGCTTGGCTTCTCTTGGGCGCTGTCCGGAATGTAGAGGCCGCCGGGGGTTTTGTTTTCGGCTTCAACTACGGTAACTAGGACTCGGTTGTCTAGGGGTCTTACTGGCATTAGTTTGCTTCTTTCTTGACTACGGTGATGGCTCGGTTTTTGTTTAGATAGCGGCGGATGTATCCTTTGGCCGCCAGTTGTGACAGTTGATAAGATACGGCGCTTGATGAGGCTAGGCCCACCTCGTCACCAATCTCTTTGTAACTGGGCGTGAAGCCTTTGTCGCGTTGGCTGCGAACGATTACGGCAAGGATATGCTCTTGGACTTGGGTTAGGTTGCGGTTCCTCATTAGAACGGCGCGTCTTCCTCTGCGGCCGGGGCTGCCGGGGTTACTGCTTCAAAGTCTTCGCGTGAAGTCTGCGGGGTAAAGGTAGTCGCGTTGATACTGATTTCGGCGCTGATACCCTGCTTGCCGGTGTACTGGTTCATGACCGGGTTGCCGTCGCGGTCAGTCCACTCGCGTACCTTCTTGCCGTGGTGGCCTTCAAAGATACCGTAGGCGTTCTCACCGTAAACAAAAGGAGTGTCAAACCATGCTGTGTATTTTTCGGTCTTTGGGTTGCCGTCTTTGTCGCGTGAGTGTTCGGTTACTTCTACGCCTTTGTTATCGAAGAAGATACGAGTCGCGTATCCGACTACGGTTAGAGTTGCCATTTGTTATTTCGCTTTCTTGTTGGGTATGCCCTTGCGGGTCTTCGCTTGTTTCTTTCGTACGAGTAGGCGGCGGTCGTCAGCAGACAACCCTCCCCAAACTCCCCACTCCTCGTTGTTCTTAATTGCGAACTCAGCGCACTTCAGAATAAGAGGGCAGGTCTTACAGATTTTTTTGGCCTCGTGTATTGCTTTGTAGTGCGAGTCAAAAAATAGTTCCGGGTCAGCGGTAGCGCAAGCCGCGCCTTCCCAGTTCTCTACGTTGATTTCAAACATTGTCAGAGACGATTAGCATAGTGTGCGGTTCGGCGGCGTAGCCTTTGCTTACGACAATGAAGTCCACTTGTGAGTCGTCTTCCCAAACGTTGCCCGCGTCAGTAATCGCGTCTAAAAGGTAGCGCAATAACTTGTCGGTGTCGGGCTTTGTTGTGTGCCTGATGTTACCGGCGATAGCGGCTGCCCTTTTCTTAGCAGACCAAGAGGCCGGCGGAGCAAAGTTCATAAAGGCTGTCACCCGGGCGGCGGCTGGTCGGTCAATGCGCTGCCACTTCTCCGCGTAGGCTTCGGCCTGAATGAGCGCCGACACTTCTGCGCGGGCCTTCTTCAAGTCTTTATTAGACTCCACTAGAACGGCGCGGCCGCGAATAACAAAGGCACTCTTGGAGCCTTGAGGCCGGGCCTTCCCGGGAATGTAAAAACTAATCGTCGCCATTTGTTTCTCTCCAATCCAAACCGTAGACCGGCTTGCCTGTGTAGGTGTTGAGCCAAACATTAGAATCTTTATCCCAGTAAAGCAGGTTTAGGTCTGATAGTGCGGCAAGGATACGGGCCTGTTCGGTTCGTATTCCGGTGCGGTAGCCCATCTTCCAACGAGCGTCTGCCTGTTGGCGCGGTGTGCCTTGTAGAAGTTTGTAGACCTTTTCATCCCAGTTGAGTTGTAGGGTCATGCTTTTGGGTCTTCTATTAGGGCTAGAACGTAGTCAATGCTTAGGCTGATTACGCCGTCGGCTTGGAACGCTTCTAGTGTGTTTCGGATACGCTCACGTTCGTTAGCGCGGCCTTGTGCTTCTGCTTCTTGTTGCGCGGCCCAAATGCTGCCGGCGGTTGTGGTTACTTCGTCGTCTGACTTCCAACCGTTCATTACTTCACCGTCAATCTAAGGCTTGGAGAGCCTTGCTTCATAGGGATTTCACCGAGCGCCGCTTTGATAGCGTCGGTGTCTGGGGTTTGGCGGCCGGCAACTTCCGACCAACTAATCCGGATACCATCCATGGTGATACCGGAAGCACCTTCTAGCGCGGCCTTAGCCGCTTCCTTCTCAGCCTCTAGGGCCTTCATCTCTGCGCTGATAGTCACGTAGCGGGCGGCAGCCTTCTCAACGTTTTCGTCAATGACCGCTTCGCCGGTGAAGTCTTTTGAGATACCGCCGCACAGTTCACCGTAGAACGAGCAGTACTTGGCGCACCAACTTACTGCGTCGCGTTCCGGAGCCGGGGCCTGCTTGCCCTGCTCAATCTCCTCCAGCCAGTTGAGTGCTTCGATAGCAACGGAGCGGTCATACGGCTCGGTGTGAACCTTTATGTCGCTCTCGCTTCCGTCACGAGCGATTGCGACTAACGTCACGTTGTTAACCTCGTAGCCGGACTGAGTCATTAGGTAGCCGTAAACCTGAACCTGCCAGCGTTGCTGCTTGCTAGGGAAGTAATCAAGGTTTGACTTCTTGGTTGTCTTCCAGTCAATGACCTCGTTCTCCCAAGTGTCGTAGCAGTCAATCGTTGCCGGTGGTAGGCCGTCAATTTCAACGCGGTGTTCAAGTAGGTAGCGCGGGTTGTCAGCAAGCGCCGTTTCAATGGCGTTGTGAATTGCGGTTCCCATAATGGCCGGGAGGCGGGTTCCGGTGGCTTGGCCCTTGTGGCCCTGTAACTGGTGCCAAACCTCGCGGCGGCAACCGCCGAGGCTGCTCACACCGATTGCGGTCTGTTGGCTTCGGGGCCGGGCGTTGTCTGCGGCGATAAGCGCGTCAATGAGAATCTGTTTGTCCATTAGTTGTTACCCACAATCTTCTTTATGTAGTCTGCTGCTTTAGGGGTTGAGCCGGCAATGTGATACTCGTAAGGGCCGGTAGGTAGGAACGCTTCTTCGTAGTCGTAAACGGTCGCTAGGTTGCCGTCGTCAAACTTGACGCACCACTCGGACTTGACTCTTGAAGTTTTCGGGTAAAGGGTTGGCTCCCCAAACAACTCGGTCAGTTGCTTCATAGATGAGTAAACATACCCTTGGAAGATACAGTCTTCGGTGTCGGCCGGGGTTGCCGGCTTGTAGCCGACCATTACACCCACCCCATAGCCGAGTGAACCTGCTGCGCGAGCATAAAGTCTGCGTCTTCCCAAACGCCGTCATACTTCTCAGCGTTGATGATTGCCGACTCAAAGGCCGGCTGAGTAGCGCGCTCACCGGTGTCTGACTCAAAGTCGTCGGCCAGCCAATAGTTGAACGCGACAAACTGTGACTTGTCTTCGATAGCGGTGAGTTGTTCGATTAGTTGCTGAACGGTTTTTGCTTCGTACATTAGATGCTCCTGATTAGTTTGATGAAGACTGCGAGTAGTCCGAGGATTGCTCCGATAAGAGCGCCGAGGCCGATAAAGCCGGCAACTTCGGGTGAGATGTTTTCGATTAGAGCGAGGGCCGCGAAGGCCGCAACGAAGGTTAGCAGAACGCGCATTAGTTGGCCAACTTAATTACTGGCATAAAAAACCATGTAGGGTTTTTGCCCGGGCCAAAGTCAAAAAGAATTGCCTCTTCAACTTTGTCGCATTCGCCGGTCTGATAAAAGTGCTTGTTGTCGAAGGTGTAAGCGACCATGTAGCCGGGGAGGCTGTAACGGTCGGTAGTGTAAACGGTGCGGTTGCCGTTCGGCCAAAAATACTCGCCTTTTAGGCGGGCGGT